CAGGTAAGCGACTTGGGAAAGAGGACGAGCGACACCTCTGGCCGCATATGCTCAGAGTCATTTCAGAAGTTAAACCAACCTACGTCGTGGGCGAAAACGTTCGTGGACTTACTAATTGGAACGGGGGAGTGGTCTTCGAAGAAGTGTGCGTTGACTTGGAAAGTCAAGGGTACGAAGTACAACCGATACTTTTGCCAGCTTGTGCCGTCGGTGCGCCACACCGAAGAGATCGTATCTGGTTTATTGCCTACTCCAACAGTGAGCGACTCAAAGGGAGCATATCCTCCGAACTCATTGGACAATTTTCCAACGAGAAGAGTATCAATGAAATCAATTTATTGCCAAATGGAAGAAGGAGAGAAGAACTATCATTCGAAAGATTCCCAACTCAATCCCCGATTTGTGGCGGAGATGATGGGCTTCCCACCGAATTGGACGGAATTACCTTTCCTAAATGGCGACAAGAATCTATAAAGGGTTATGGAAATGCAATCGTTCCGCAAGTTGCTTATGAAATTTTTAAAGTAATTGCTGAAATGGACAGGTTAGAAAAACTACAACTAAAACTATTTTAATGCCTGAAATAATTTACCACGACAAACAAAAGTACGCGTTGGAATTGCTTTCAATAGATAGTCCTATTGCGCAGGTCTTGTATGGTGGCGGTGTGTTTAGTGGAAAATCTTTTCTTGGTTGCGATTGGCAGATAAAAAGACGATTGAAGTACCCAGGGACAAAGGGTTTAATTGGTCGTGCTGAATTAAAGAAATTGCGCTTGTCAACGATGCAGACTTTCTTTGAACTTTGCACCTTACACGGATTGAAACCGAACGTTCACTACACTTACAACGGACAAGACCACGTTATTAAGTGGTACAATGGAAGCCAAACAATACTTATGGACTTGGCGGATATGCCGTCAGATGTTGATTTTCAGAGATTTGGATCGATTGAAATCACAGATTTCTTCGTAGATGAAGTAGCCGAAGTTTCAAAGCGTTGTATTGATATTCTTCAATCGCGTGTACGTTACAAATTAATTAACGATAGACCGAAGGGATTGATGACCTGTAACCCTTCAAAGGGTTGGTTGTATAATGACTTTTACTACGCTAATCTAAAAGGCGAATTGAGAAATGACCGTGCTTTTGTGCAAGCGTTACCAACGGATAACCCGTACATTTCGCAGACTTATTTAGAGAACTTGCAGAAACTTCCAGAGTACGACCGCAAACGTCTTTTAGAAGGCAACTGGGAGTTTGACGACGATTCAGATAAACTATTTAACACGGAGAACTTGCTTCGAATGTTCCGCAACGAAATAATCAATGAAGGAAAGAAGTATATCACAGCCGACATTGCGCGTTTCGGGAAGGATAGAACGATTATTATTGTTTGGGAAGGTCTAACTATCATTGATATTATCGAGTTGAATCGTGCCGCGTTGGACGAAGTAGTGAACAAGATTCGTTTAACCTGTCAACAGCACTCAATTTTATTGCAAGATGTTGTCTGTGACGAAGATGGTGTTGGTGGTGGTGTGGTTGACTTCTTAAAATGTCGAGGGTTCGTCAACGGATCTAAACCAAAACACCCACAATACCAAAACTTAAAAAGCGAATGTTACTACAAATTGGCTCAATATGTAGAGGAGAATAAGCTCACTATTCTTTTAAATACACGAAAGGAACAAATCATTCGCGAACTGGAGATGATTAAGCGACACCGCGCAGACGTGGATGGAAAGTTGCAGGTCACACCGAAGGACGTTATCAAGAACCGCGAAGGTATTTCTCCCGACGTTGCCGACGCAATCATGATGCGAATGTACTTCGAACTCAATCCAACTTATGGACAATATGTTGTTGGGTAATTATTTTAGCATACATTTACGAGATGAAAAACACACCACTATACGAGTCTTTAAAAATGACTTACGAACGCGAGCGCGAAATTGTTAATTCGCTTGCGAACTACTTTCAACAGGGAAAGATTTTAGGCGACATCCTTCTGGAACTTTCACAACGCAAGGATATGAACTCGAAAGAGAAAATATACATCGCGCTTATGATAGGTTCAATGATGTCGAAGCCAGATGCAGAAAAGTAATTTACTTACGCAGGTCATTGCCGAATTAGAAGCGCGTGAAGCGAAGGGAATGCAGACGTACGGAACAACACTCGACCGCACCGATTTAACGCGCTCAGAATGGCTACAACACGCGTACGAAGAGGCGTTAGACCTTGCGTTGTATTTGAAGAAACTAAAAATTGAAGAAGATGGAAATTAACCAAACACCTGTTGCATACTTTTTTCACGAGTTAGCCTGTATAAAAAAAGACGTACCTTATGAATTGCAAGCCGAATCTATTCAGAACTTATACGTTTATTGCAGACGTTTGGAAAAAGAAATGTTGATTGAATTTGCTGAATTTGTAGCAAAGTATCCTGATAAAAATAGAAACGCAAACAATGAAATGTTACACGCAAAATCGAAGTACGATGGAGCAGAAAGAACGGTTGATTTGTTAGACGAATTTTACATTCAAAACTTTAAGGAATATGCCAGAAAGCAAAACTAAAAAAGGAATATGTGTTTATTTGCACAAAGACCTGTGGAACGAGATTGACGAAAAGAGAGGTGAAAACAGTCGCAACACATTTTTAAGTGAAGCTATTGAGTTCTCTTTGAAGTTCTACGTTCCAGAATCTAAAGTAAAACTGAAAGAACAAAAGTAGAAAGAGCAGCGACAGACGTTGTAAAGATTAAAGCGTGGTTTCTGCGCTTTTTTTGTTTGTCTAACTTTTTCTTTTCAGCAGTTAGAGTGTTAATTTCTTCGGTTAAAATATCGGTCTTCTGTTCATAAGCCTCAACTACTTCTTGTAAGTTTTCTACTTTTAGACCTTCAACGTTCAATTGTTCTTTGAGGTTGTTAATTACTAAAGAATCGGAAGCAATAACGCTATCGCAGGAGTTCACCAAAGTGACCACATCAACGCGAGTAATAGTATCTCGAATAAGAACAATATCACGAGTTCTTTGATAGGTGGTTTTGTATTGAGATTGAGCGTCTTCATAAGTGCGGAGTTGTTTGTATAGTTCAATTTGTTCTTGGAGTAACCGGTCATATTCTCCAGCGTTGTAATTAATGACGCTATCTCGCTTTTGAATTTCAGTTATTGCGTTTTTTACAATAGGTCGTCCCCACCAATTCCAACAAATGACTGTCCAAATCAAAGTCGTTCCCAAAACGAGCAGGACTGCAAATAATAAATTCTTTCTCATAAGATTTTTCCTTCGTGTATTCTGTAATTCTTAACGCTAAACGCTCCGTTGTTTCCTTTTTCGACTATTGCAAATCCGTGATTGTACTTTGAATAAGGATTGTAATCGGGTGAAAGTTCTGAAAGACAACCAACACCCCAACAAGTTATAAACTTTCCGTTCGCGTCACGCTCGTTGTGTTCTGCTGTCTGGTGGTGGTGTCCGCACAAAGAAGAAACCTTTGTCTTCATAAACAACCCACGCGCTACGTTAACCGACGGAAGGAATTGCTTTCCAAATTCGTGTCCGTGAAAGATTGAAAGTTTACCAATGTTCAGTTTGCTCTTTCCGTCAATCCATTTAACATCGTGTTTATCACAATGGGTAAGCGTTGGAAAGTCAAAAGCATCAATGTCGAATAGTTCGGGTGCTTTAATACGCATATATCTCCAATAGCGTTCTTCGTGGTTTCCTTCTTTGTAATAAATGTGAGCGTTTGGAAAGGTGTGTCTTAACGACGCAAGGAATTGACGAATAGAATACAACTCGTCTTTGAATTTACGTTTGCGTGGATCTTTAACGAAGTCGGAAATCATATGACAATCCAACGCGTCGCCATTCAAAATGATTGCGTCACATCCTTGTTTCAATCCTTCTGCGATAGCGCACTCTAACGCTTCGTTATCTTGATAAGGTAAGTGAATATCTGATAGGATTAAAAACTTGTTTCCCTTCAATTCAACGTGACGACGTTTCTTTGAATAAGACTTGGGTAGTGCGTAAGGGTTAGAAGGTCGTGGTGCTGTGTCAATTAATTCTTTTTGTGTGTTAGATGCTCGGCTACGCTTTCCAATCTTACCACGTACGGTTCGAATGTAATTACGTGCGTGTTCTAAAGAATCAAATGCTTCTGGATATTCAGTAAATAACTTTGAAGCCAATGAATGCGAAGGAGCGTCGGGAAATTTACTGCAAATCTCCGCTGTTATTTTCCTCGCTTCTGTCTGTGGTCGTGCCATTTGATTTTTGTTTTGTGAATCGTTCAATTACTGTTCCACCAAACAAACCACCTGTGAGCAAAGCGAGTGTGTCAAACATCGCAATCGGGCAAACGTAGTAAGTAAATGTTGCAACGTAACTCAAAACGATTAAGTTAATCACAACAAATATAGCAATTACTCGCTTACTTGATACTTTTGAACACGATGTTAACAAAGATTTCAACCATTCTTTCATATAAGTTTCAATATGAATTGAACGATTAACCCACCAACAACACCAGCAGCCGTTGCAATACCACCCAAACGAGCAACCTGTAAGCGTTGGTTCTGAATATATTTATCGTGCTTCTGAACCTTGCTCACAAGACCTTCTATTTTCATCTCATCGTCGCCAATAAGAACGTGATAGATGCGGTCTATCTTCTTATTCATCTCTTGAAGTTCTTCGTGTATCAATGCTATCTCTTTTTCGGTGTTCATTTTTTGAAGTAAAGTTGAATTTCTGCTTCTCTACGTTTTACCAAACCTGCAAGAACCTTTCCACCGCCCTTGTTCCACAAACGAAAAGAATCTGCTATCGTTGGATCGTTAGGGTTGATGTTT